AGCTACCGTGGGTGCGTTCAGACGTCTTCTTCGCCGGCCTCGTCCGCGGGCGTGGGTTCTATGACGTACGGCTCGACTTCACCGATACCATGGCCGGCGAGGTGCGGATCACGCGGCCCAACAGCAAGAACATCATCATCGACCCGGACGCGTCGGAGTACGACCCCGACAGCTGGGCCGACGTCTTCGAGACGAAGTGGATGTCTCCGCAGGACATCGCCATCCTCTACTCGGAAGACGACGCCGAGAACCTCAAGATGCGCGACGCATCAGCTCGCTACGGCTACGACTCCATCGAGCGGGTGCGCAACAGCTTCTCTGGGAGGCACCAGTCCACCTACGGCTACGAGGACAAGGAGGGTGTACGGCGCAACGTCCGCGTCATCGAGCGGCAGTACCGCAAGCTGGCCACACAAGAGCACTTCGTAGACCTTGCCACGGGCGACATGCGCCCCATCCCGACGAGCTGGGACCGCGAGCGCATCGCCTCGGTCCTCGCGAAGGCGGGCGGTACGATCAGCACAACGAAGAAGCGCGTCAAGCGCATCCGCTGGACGACCACTGCCGACGACATCGTCCTGCACGACGACTGGTCACCCTACAAGCACTTCACCTTCGTCCCATACTTCCCGGTCTTCTTCGACGGTACGACTGTCGGCGTCGTTGAGAACCTCCTCGACCCGCAGGAGATCCTCAACAAGTCCTCGAGCCAGGAGCTGCACGTCATCAACACGACGGCGAACAGCGGATGGGTGGTTGAGCAGGATTCGCTACTCAACATGTCAGTCGAGGAGCTCGAGGCGAACGGCGCGACGACCGGACTGGTGCTGGAGTACCGTAAGGGAGCCCAGCCGCCTACGAAGATTCTGCCGAATCAGGTGCCGTCAGGTCTTGACCGCATCACCTACAAGGCCGAAGAGCACATCAAGAGCATCAGCAACGTCACCGACAGCATGCAGGGCGCTGACCGTGAGGACGTGGCTGCCAAGGCGATCGCCTACAAGCAGCAGCGCTCCAGCGTCACGCACAGCAAGGCGCTCGACAGCCTAGAGCGGACAGACTGGCTGTTGGCGCGCAACGTCATCGACATCGTCCAGGAGTACTACACCGAGGAGCGGTTGATCACCATCACGCACGAGGACTTCACGCAGCAGGAGGAGTCGATCATGGTGAATCAGATGGACACGGCGACGGGCACCATCACCAACGACCTCACCGTCGGCGAGTTCGACATCGTCGTCACGTCCAGCCCGTTCCGCGCCAGCCTCGAGGACTCACAATTCGAGCAGGCACGTGCGCTCAAGGAGCTCGGCCTGCCCATTCCGGACAGCGTGCTCATCGAGGACAGCCGGCTCCTGCGCCGCTCGGAGATTCTCAAGCAGATGGAGGGCGACAAGGAGTCGCCCGAGGCGCAAGCCGCCGCTGCCCTCCAGCAGCGCGAAGCCGAGGCGACCGTCGCTGGCCTGGAAGCGGATGTGGCCAACAAGAACGCCGACGCTCAGCTGAAGATGGCCCGGGCGCAGAAGGAAGGTCTCGAAGCCCAGGGCGGCAACGACGGCGAGCTGCAGAAGATGCAGGCCGAGCTGGCCATGGAGCGCGAGCGGCTCGACATGGAGCTGGCAGCCAAGCGCGAAGAGATGCAGATGAAGCGCGAAGAGATGCAGCTGAAGCTCCAGATGCAGCAGGAGATGCACGCGCAGGACCTCCAGATCAAGCAGCAGGAAGCGGCGCAGGCCGCGCAGATCAGACAGCAGCAGGCTGAGCAGCAGGCGGTAACTCAGCGTGCGCAAGCGCTCCGTGAGAGCACACAACAAACCGCCACAACGACCCTGTAAGGAAGAGCCAGCATGACCACAGAAACCGAGATCCTCACCACCGGGCCTGAAGCCCGCGGCGACTTCCTCAAGGAGGACGCACCTACGCCGGAAGTCGAGGCTGAGGTAGTCCTCGACGACCCTATCGAGGAAGAAGAGCCGGAAGTCACCGAGGAGACCGAGGCACAGCCGCGCGACGAGAAGGGCAAGTTCACCGGCAAGGGTATCCCGAAGGAGCGCTTCGACCAGGCGGTCAACAAGGAGCGGGCGGCGCGCGAGGCGGCAGAGGCCCGCGCAGCTACTCTCGAGGCTCAGCTCGCCGAGCGCGTTGCTACGCAGCAGACTCAGGAGATCGAGAAGATCGAGGCCCGGGTCGTTGATCTCGAGGCGCAGTACGGTGCTGCGCTGCTCGACGGCAACAGCGAGAAGGCTGCCGAGCTCTTCCGGCAGATTCGCCACGCCGAGCGGGCCATCGTCCGCATCGAGGCGCGCGACGAGTCGCGGACGGCCACCGCCCAGACGCTTGAGAGCGACCGCATCGAGCTGGCCATCGCCAAGCTGGAAGCTGACAACTCGGTGCTCAACCCGAACAGCGAGGACTACAACGAGCCGCTGGTCAACTTCGTCCTGGCCGAGCAGAGTCGCTTGATGAAGACCGAGCAGCTCTCACCCTCTCGCGCACTGCAGAAAGCAGCGACAGAGATCCTCGAGCGCTTCGGCCCGAAGGCCGCAGTGCAGGCTGAAGAGCCGCAGGGCCTGGCCAAGCTCCAGGGCGAGCGCAAGGCAGCCGCCGTCAAGAAGAACCTCGCAGCACAAGCTGCGCAGCCAGGCAGCATGCGCGACGTCGGCCTCGACAGCGACAAGGCAGGGCTGGTGTCGAAGATCCCGGACATCAACAAGCTCAGCCGCGAAGAGTATGCAGCGCTGCCCGCTGCCACTCGCGCCCGTATGCGCGGCGACAACCTGCACAGCAACGCGTGAGCAGCATCAACGTACGAAAGGAGGTGAGCAACGATGATGAAAAAGAAGCCAGTGAAACCACCGACACCCGGTAAGTGCTGAGCATACAGTGTATGCTTGTGTAATCTGACAAACTCTGTCAGACTATGTCCGCACGCTCCCCAGTGCCTGCCGAGCTCAACGATCTGTCCTCCCCTTCGGATCGTTGAGCGGAGCACCTCCTTCGGAGCACCCCGTCGTGGGACTGAGGACGATATCTCAGTAGCTTAGCTGCCAGCTCAGGCAGCCGGTTCGTTCCCGTCAGAGATCGATGACTTCGCAAGTTGCCCGCGACAACGGCAGCCGCGAGACGCCACGAGAGTGCGTCAGAACTCATCCGATACTCATTTCTGACAGGAATACCAAACATGGCTGTTACAAACTTTGGTCTGCTCACCGCAAACGAGCTGACCGCCTGGTCCCGCGAATTTTGGGAACTCGCCCGCAACCGTTCCTTCGTCACGCGTTTCACCGGCAAAGGCCCGAACGCGATGATTCAGAACATCACCGAGCTGACCAAGACCAAGAAAGGTGCGCGCGCCATCCTGACGCTGCTGACCGATCTCGAAGGTGACGGCGTCGTCGGTGACCGCACGCTGGAAGGCAACGAAGAGGCTCTCAAGTCGCAAGTCGTCGAGATCAAGCTCGACATGATCCGCAACGCGTCGCGGCACGAAGGCAAGATGGCCGAGCAGCGCTCCGTCGTCAATTTCCGCGAGCAGGTCCGGGACAAGCTCTCGTACTGGATCGCCGACCGTATCGACCAGATGGCGTTCCTGACGCTAGCCGGCGTCGACTACAAATACAAGAACTCCGCGATCGGCACACTGCGCGTCGGCTCGGACCTCAAGAACCTCGACTTCAACCTGCCGCTTGCTCCGACCAGTCAGCGCTCGGGCCGTTGGGACAACACCGCCAAGAAGTTCATCGTCGGCGGCGCGACCAGCGCGGTCACCACGACCGACACGCCGGCCTGGGAACTGTTCGTTCAGCTCAAGGCGCATGCCAAAGAGACGTACATGCGAGGCATCGACGTCAATGGCGAAGAGACCTACGACGCGTTCCTGACGCCGCTGGCTTTCTCCCGCCTGAAGGCCGACCCGACCTACCGCGACAACCTGCGTCACGCACAGACCCGCGGTTCGGACAACGAGCTCTTCACCGGTGCCACGGTCAAGATCGACAACATCCGCCTGCACGAATTCCGCCACGTCCCGAACAACAGGCTGGGCGTCTCGGGTACGAGCCAGTGGGGTGCCGGTAGCGACATCGAAGGTTGTCAGATTCTATTCTGCGGTGCGCAGGCGCTCGGCATGGCCGACCTCGGCGATCCGGAATGGAACGAAGAGGAGTTCGACTACGGGAATCAGCCGGGTATCTCTATCGGCAAGATCCTGGGCTTCGTCAAGCCGCAGTTCACCACGCAATACACGGGTGGCGCACTCCAGGATCACGGTGTGATCTCGGCCTACGTCAGCCAAGAATAAGGAACCCATACCATGGCCAACCTCATTGCA